TAATCTAACAACATGTCCTAACATGAAGTTTTTACTTTCCATTGCTTTCATAATTCCTAGAAATCGATTTCTAAGGAACGCTACTTCGTTAATAATAGTTTCAAAGTCTACTACTTCGTCTTCGCCGTCTACGTATTTTTCTGCATCTCTACTGGACAATGCACGGGCGTATCCTTCTAAGTACTTTTGAAAATGTCGACGACGAATCTTGCGTAGTTGTATATTTAAATGATTTAATATTGCTTCAATTTCTTGTAATTGATTAAATCTATGCTCAGTGATGCCGGGCAATGCTGAAATGTTTTTTTCAACTAGGCCGCCAATGTTGCAATCACGTCGTGCAGATTCAAGCTCTTTTTCAAAATAAGCAATAAAGTCTGGGATTTCGCCTAGATTGTTTGTAACACGGCTAAGCCACATAATTAATCTTCATACTCAGATTCGTTGTCGTCATCTTCATCATATTCTTCTTCTTCATCAGGATCGTCACTGAGATCTTTGATGTAGGCTGCCAGCGCCACTTTGACTTCTTTGTCGCCTTTGTACATGTCTCGAATATCATCAGGATCAACGTCGTTGTCAACTAGCACAGAAACTAAAACTTCTGCGGCTTCTTCTCGATCAACTGTGTTGATATATCGTCTGAGTTCATTCCAAATTTCGCTAGATAATTCCACTGACATTGTTATTCCTCCGTTGTTTCTTCTAACGTTTCTTCAATCACGGCTGTTTGTTCTTTCAATCCTGAAAAATAAGCCATTAACTTGTCCAAACAACCATCTTCGTTTGCTTCCCACTTTTTACGAAACTTTTTAACAATTTCACCATCGGCAGTTACAAATACCAAACTGTTGCCTTCTCTCTTGAGAATTTCTTTTTTCTCTGCCAAATCAACTAGTCCACTGTGCGGACTCATTCCGGTTGAGTAAGGAATTTTGACCTGCATGCCTTCAAAAGGTTTTGCGTAGCGTGTCTTCATTACCTTACACCCTGCACGGATACCGTTGACTTCAGAAACTTTATTGCCGTCTTCGTCTTCTTTCAGCTTCATTTTCTTCATTGCAACAACAATCGAGCTTGCATAGATGAAACCTTGGCCGCCACTGATCTTATCGTCCGGATCAAACATGTCTTGACTAGCATATGTATGATTGGTTGCAACCAAGCCTACGTTATGACTGCCAAACATGTTGACAGAGTTTCGCACAAGTGATGTAAGTGCTTTGGGTTTACGGCCCATGTCGCCTTTCATGTCGCCAGCTTCGAACTGGTTAACATCAGTCGGAGTAAGCAACATGCCCAAGCTGTCAATTACAAATAACACTTTCATGCGCTCTTCTTCTGGAAGTGCTTTGTAGTCTGTCATGAATGTGGAAATTGTTTTGGCAACGTCGTCAATCATGCTCATGTTGAGTTTAAGCAACTTTTCGGGGCTAGTGTCAACACCCAGTGCGCGAAGCCACGCTTCGTCGAGTGCGTTTTCTGTGTCAACAAGAATAACAAATATATCTTGCTCTTGTGCGTTCTTTACAATGTTGCCTGAACAGATGTAGCTCTTGCCTGCACCTGATTCGCCGGCAAATACTGTAACTTTGCCCAGTGGAATACCTTTGTTGAAGTCACCTGAGATCAGATAGTTAAGTGCATAGTTGCCTGTGCTGATCCAGTCTGTTGGATCGTTAAATCCAATGCTCAAGCCTTGGATGCTTTTTGTGATGTCCTTACGGAACTTTGAGATATCAAATGGTTTTGCCATGATTTGCCTTTTTAAAAATGTTAATATATTATACTATGTATTTTGATGTTTGTCTATGTGTAAATCCATGTAGGATTGCCAAAAGTCTCCAACTAATTGACGGTTAAAATCATTGTATGCTAACTGATTATATAGTGTTTCCATAGCTGATAAAAATTTTGATTTATCAAAAATAGAATTATCAATATCAAATCCTAGTGTAGCAGCACCAGGGTTGGGCGGATAGAAATTGGAAATTTCATCTCTAATAGATATTGGTAAATTTGAAATGTTGATAACGTCAAATTTAGCTGCATTAAACTCGTCCCATGTTGGCCAGCTACTGCCTTTTAATAAGGTGTATTTTTCTACACAGTAGTTGCCGCTGACTCCTTCGATTGTTTCGCCGTTGGCCTTGCGTTCACATGATATATTGCTAAATTGTCTAAAATTTGTTAGTATTATTACTTTTGCATTTTTCCAAAGTGTCAATAATTCTGTTGTGTTGCTTGGCTGATGTGCCACCAAGAAAAAGTTTAGGCCGGAGTTTGATAGTTGTGCCAGCGATGACTCTTGTTGTCGATCACCAAATTCGTAATTATTAATCCAATTCCTCATTTCTGCTACAGTAGCCGGAAGCGTCTTGGTCACTTGCTTGAATCTATAATTATAATCGTCTGGATGGTCCAGCAGATAGTTAGCAGTGGTAGCATCTTGCGGAACAGCGTACTTGCTTAACGCCAGGCAGTTAGAAATAAACTTGCCGCCGGCAAATCGAGGAAACTGTATGATAACGGGATTATATGAATTATAATTAATTTTCATATTTTTTTAGCTCAGCGAGATAGTTTTTACTAAAATAATGATCATAATTAAATTCTATATTATCTTGTTCTAATAGATATAAATCATGCCACTCGTGCCGAGTCAATCTACTAAATTTTCCAATCATAGTTACTAGTTCAACCAATCGTTCTACTGGATTAGTTATACTGTCAAATTTATAATCAAACAGTTTGGTATATAATTTAAACCCATAGTATTTTTCTATATGTGCATGCCAGCCTGGTTGAGCATACGATAAAAATAATCCTCTTGTTACTATGCTGTACAAAAACTTTTCTGTTACAAACGGCACATAACTAGTGGCCATGGTTTCACTTACGATATGCAAGAAACTTTCAGTTAGTTTATTTTCTAAATTGTATATATTTTTATGGTGTGCATATTGCACATGTCCAAAACTATTAACAGTTTGGAAAAAGTCTTCACTATCTGCAGATATAAAAAACTTGCGATACAAATTCATTTGATCTGGCACATAGTCATTAATATGTCCGTCTAAAAGATCAGTTGAATATGAAAAGTTTTTGCTACAATATTCGGGACTGTAATATCCAAACTTCTCTAAAATAGAAACCAATAGTTTTCGGCTAACATGGTCGCTTCCGTTAAAACTACAAACAAAATTTTTGTAATTGAGAGTCGGATGCTGATTATATGCCTCGAACTGTTTCCATACTGTATGGTATTGTTTTTTAAAATTAAATACTATATCAAGATTACTATAGTTGCGCTTAACGGTGTCGTCGAGTATTTGCATATACCCGATTTTAGGGCGGTTTTTTAATTTTTTATTTAATATTGTTAATATTTCATTGTTATTGTCACTGTCAAATCCATTCAGATGATCGAATAACAATATATTGTTTCCGTCATTGACAAAGGAAATTATTTTATTAGCATCGACATTACGCAGAGGAGCACAACCAATGGGAAATTCCTTAAAACCAGATTCAATTAATAACATTTTATCATATTTACAATAGACTCAAATTCAAGTTGTTCAAATTTTATCGTTAGTGAGAGTCTAGGATCTTTTTTTGTATATGTTCCTTTGCCCCATCTTATAGCATGCGGTATTGATGTATCTATTAGAGTCGGTGTATTATCAATTGATACTTGTTGTGTTAATTTACACCACCGCGGCGGTATCACACCTTTTAAATCAGGGCCGGTGTAATCATAAAACTCAGTTGAGCTGACATGCGGATGCGAAATTGGGTATATAAAACTTGAATTTCGAGTTTTGTCTATATGAACCGGTATTACTTGGCCACCGTACACAACTTGTAACCGTATAATAGCTTCGTTAGCTATCAAAGGATGCAATTGTTGTTTAATTTCCTCGCGAATCGCTGATTCTAATTCGTTGGGCAATTCGGCACTTATAATTGTTCCGATATGTTGTAGAGCCAGGCCGTAAGTCTTTAAGAAGTCAAACACACAGTTATTAAGGTATGATCCATACAGGAACATCGTTGGCCCAAAATTGGTACGCCAGGCCAACGTTTTCCAGACGTGCATCGGTTTTAAAGAATACAACTGATCCATTAGACAATCAGGCAATTTAAAATCAGGAACTTTGCGATACATTTTTATATGTTAGGATATTTTTTTAAATTCACTTCTTACCACAGATGCATAAGTTCCGGATTCAAATATATTTTTTCTAACTTTTGAGTTTGCAGAAATTACAACATCATCGGTGATTGAAATGTTATCGTAGATCACAGATTCCGAATGTAAATGACAAAACTCGCCAATTACTGCACTACCACATATTGCAACCCTAAGATCTAAAATGCTACCTTTTCCAATTACCGAATTATGGCCTATGATATTATGCGCTTGTAAAATTACGTCATTGTTTATTACAGCATTGGTTGATACGCCGCAAAACGCATTTAAAAAAACGCCAGCACCTAATTTGTCCATGAGAAGGTTGGTGTGATGCGAATAGGAAAATCTTGATTGTTGAATTAAATCTATGTGATTGGAGATTTCTTTACGTAAATGTTTATCCCTTGTTACTAAATTTATTACACTTAGCTCCTGATCTGGTGTGGCTGTTGATAAAAATTCATAAGGATCAACCCTGAGTAGTTCTATGTTTAGTTCATTCATAAACCAACTTAAATCGCCAAACAGCAGAGTGTCAAATGAAATTGCCGCGTATTTTAAATTGTGACCACTATAAATCATTTAGCGCACCCTTATCCTATGCCTTCGGTTGCTGTTGCCATCAAATCTATCCTGTGTTGACGCTGTATATTGTACTGTTGATTATGCATAAACGGTTCATAATTTTCAACTAAATGATTGTAGTCAAATTGAATTCTCAATCCAACTCGATTTGTTGAAATACCGTTGTTTTCAATTTTTCGATTATGTAAAGTAATGCTATTATCAAAAATCAAGATATCGTTGTCGTTTTTGTACCAGTGTTCGTAGATGTATTGAGGCTGTAGTAAACCGTTCCATATTTTATTGTATAAGTTGACTGAGTCCTTTTTTGACATTCCTTTAAAATAGTCAAAGGTATTAGCTGGTAAATGCACTCCTTCGATTCCGCCGGGTGATTTAATAATCAACGGCAGTTCTCCATTGGGAATTGGGCACATGTTATTTTTATAAAATTGCTCCTGTTCTTCATTAATCACAGGATTTAAACTTGCAGGTCGATAGTTGTTGACAGTAACAAGTTCGCGAAGTTCTGATTTGAAACTTTCAGACTGAGTCTCAAACCAATCAGCAGTTGTTACAAATCCGGTGCAACTACCAATCATTTCCTGGTACCCCATTAGACTAACTGCCGGAACAAACGCTGGGTCCGAGCATTCGTTACTGTGCCATAACAATTCACCGTTATCAAATACGCCCATTGATTCTCCCTTTGAATTTTTCATGCCCGTAACACGAACCATTCCTGGGCGTCTTTTATCAATTTGCCACAGCCTTGCAAGACGCAACTCATGTTTGTCTTGTTCGTCGAGTAAATCTTGCGTCACAAGTTGTTTAAGAGGCTTGCCGTACTTTAAATAAAAGTTCAACGGGCGACTAAAACGCGGTTTACCCCATTCAGAGAACAAATCGTAATATTTGGCAGGCGTTAAATGATTGCCTCTTATTATGGTAACAAGTGACGATAAATGAATTTTTCCAATTTCAGCCCACTCGTCTTTGGTAATATTTTGTAAGTCAACATCATCAATGTATACTCCAAATCTACCAAGACCTGGAATTTTAGTTAGTTTCATATTAGTCCTTTTATACACATGTAATTAGTGCGTGATTTCCTGTCACGCACTATGCTTAATGTTTATTATTACATTACTTATGTTGACGACTGCGAATCATTGCCAAAATATCTTCGGCTTTCTGAGTCGGTGCTGCCGCTGGTGCTGCCACCACTGGAGCGGCTGCCACTACAGGTTCATCTTCGTCAAAGTTTGATGCTGCCGCTGGTGCTGCCACCGGAGCAGGATTGACCTGTGGAGTTGGTGCAGACTCAGAACCGCCTGCTGGTGCTGATACGCCTGCTGGACGGAAGTAAGAACCCCAACGCTCAGTATCGTATGCCGCACCATCAACTGATGCTTCAAACATTTCTTTGATCACTTTGACAGCGGCCTCATCTGGTTTCTTGGGCAAAAATGTGCTCAAGTCCCACAAACCGTGTGCTTCTACTGCTGCCTGCTCTTGTTCAGTCAATGCAGATTCTTTGCGAGCCCACTTTGATGTGTTGTAGTCAGCATAACCACCTTTGGCTGTTTTAGTAATACGGAAATCT